GGTGAGCAAGCGCGCAATATCTGCGTCCGTTTAAAAGATGAACGCAGAATGAAAAAATGATTATTTTTAGTTTTTTTTGCCTAGTTGATTGGTGTTACCGATGAGTAATAAAAACCCGCATGATCTACCCGCCGAGGTGTTGAGGTTGGTTGATGCCAAATTTTTCGATGCTGCTGAATGCACGCGCTGGTGGCTGGAGCGCTGTTACCCGTCAGGGCCGCAGTGCCCGGATTGCGGCGCCGCAATCACCCACGAGCGCACACTGCAAAGTTTCCATAATTTGTCTCGTTTTACCTGCCCTGGTTGTGGCCAGCAACCGCGCGCCACTAAAGGGACTATCCTTGAAGGTGCCCACCTGACCCCGCGCGACCTTTTTCTGTTTTGCCTATTTGTTGGCCTCGGCGCATCAAACGGTCAGATCGCCTCAACCCTCAGTATTACCACGGAAACCGTCAGTAGCTGGAGTAAGCGGCTTGCGGATCAGACCGAGGTGAAATCATGAGCCTGTTTGACCTCATGCCGATAGAAACCGAACCGGTCACGAAACCGCTGAAGAGACCTGAATATATTGTCACAATCAAGCCTACCCGCTCCGGTCGAAAAATTATGGTCTGCACCGCCCAAATAACACCGCAATCCGTAATTGATGAAGCCTGTGCCAAGGGCCTACCTCTTTTTAACGGCGGAGAAATCGCCATAATGCGCGACTGTCTGCCTGAGATGGTCGAACAAATCATGAAAGTAAAACTTGAATTCCCTGGCTGCACCGTGCAGCAAATCCTTTCAAAGGGTGACCAGGGATGAGCTACCACGCCAATTACACAGATGTTGTTGATCAGCTGCGCGGCTACGGCCTATTGGTCGAAAATCTTGAGGTCGATACGGATCGTGTACGGCGCTGCAAAACCGAAGACAACCCACGCGAAAAAAGTGGGTGGTACTGGCTAAGCTCCATTAGTATCAATGGAGAATCTTATATCGTCGGGGCTTATGGGATTTACGTTGGAAACGATAACGGAAAACAGAAAATAACCCTGCAGCGTAGCCAAACCGACAACCTCAGCGCTGACCAGAAAAAAGCCTTAGTAGCCCAGCAACACGCCGCCCGCAAAAAAGCCGAAATCGAGCGCCAGCGCCAGCAAAACAAGGCGGCTACCAGGGCTAAAAATTCATGGGATAAACTCACAACAACTGGATCGAGCCCCTACCTAGACGCCAAACAGGTTAAGGCCTTCGGTATCCGCTTCGGCGATAACGGTGAAGTCGTTATTCCCATGAGCAACGAAACCAACACTATTCGTGGCTTGCAAATTATCCTGCCTACTGGCCATAAACGCATTGAAAAGATCGGCCGCAACAAAGAATTTTTCCCAGCAGGTCTTGGCATGTCCGGGACCTGGCACCTCATCGGAGATCATCCCCGCGATATCCTCCTGATCACCGAGGGGTATGCCACCGCCGCCAGCCTCCACCAAGCCACCGGCTATCCAGTCGCTACACTCTGGAGCGCCAACAACCTCCTGGTCGGCTGCAAGGCCCTGCACAAAAAATACCCGCGCGCCAATCTACTCATCTGTGCCGATGATGATCATCTTCAATCCTGTGCCAGCTGCGGTAAAACAACCACCGTCACCACCACCGAGTGCCAACACTGCGGGCAGCCCCACAAAAAGCAAAACGCTGGGATTATCTGCGCTCAGGCCGCCTCACTTACCATCTCAGCTGCCTGGACTATCCCCGTTTTTGCCAATAGATTAACGGATAAAAAAGGGCCGACAGACTTCAACGACCTCCATGTCAGCGAGGGGCTGCGTATCGTTGGAGCTCAGGTCAACGCCAAACTGTCAGAGCTGGGATGGATTAAACCTGTCTTGGAAGCTGCGCCTTTATCGTCACAGGGGGGCGGGGTATTGCGAGCCTCTCTTAAATCGATGCTCAGCATCGATGAGGCTATTGAGCGCTTCGCGTTTGTTTATGGCGGTAAAGGCACCATGTTTGACCGGCAGGAACATTGTCTTATCCCTAAAACCGATGTTCTCGACATTCTTCCGGAGCATGGCTGGCGCGATATGCGCGCTCACAAAGCCGTCGTGAGGCTTGATGAGGTCGGTTTTGATCCGGCCGGCGCGGATCCGCGGATTCTTTGTAATCTTTATGGCGGGTGGCCCACCGAACCAAAAAAAGGGAACTGCGACAAACTCCTGCAGTTGCTCCGCTACCTTTGCAGCAACGAAGTAAACCCCGAAGAGGTATACAAATGGGTTCTCTCCTGGATTGCCTACCCCATTCAACACCCAGGTGCCAAACTACAAACCGCCCTCGTTTTTCACGGCCCGCAAGGCACTGGGAAAAATCTTTTTTTTGAAGCGATTATGGCAATTTATGGAGAATATGGGCGTATCGTTGACCAGTCCGCCATAGAAGATAAATTCAACGACTGGGCCAGCCGCAAACTATTTCTCATCGCAGATGAAGTTGTTGCCAGAACAGAACTGTTTCACGTCAAAAATAAGCTCAAAAGCTTCGTTACTGGCGAATGGATTCGGATCAACCCCAAAAACGTCACTGCCCACGACGAGCGAAACCACGTAAACCTCGTTTTTCTCAGCAACGAATCAACACCACTAGTCCTGGAACATGATGACCGGCGCTATATGGTTATCCATACCCCGGAAAAGCTCCCCGCTGAGTTTTATGGTGAAGTACGCGCCGAACTGGACAACGGTGGGATCGCCGCCCTGCACTATTATCTTAAAAATCATAATCTTGATGAATTTGATGTTTATACCAAACCGCTGCGCACCAGGGCAAAACTGCAACTCATCGAAGCCAGCCTTGACAGCGTTAGCAGTTTTTTGCGCGATTGGTACTCAGGAGAAATTAAGAAAGCGCCATTTTGCCCCTGTAAAACCACACATCTTTTCACCACATATCAAAAATACTGCGCCACCACCTGCGAAAAATCACCGCGCAATCTCAAGCAATTTACCGCAGAGCTTAATATGCAGCCCGGCTGGCGAATAGGTCCATTTCCGGTACGTACATACCCAAACTCACCGGATAGAACTACCAGAAAAATGGTTATTCCTGCAATTGATCTGTTGGCATCGGGAGAATATGCAAAAAATGAAGGGATTAATCAGGAGCAATGGCTCGCAGAATGCCACGAAAACTTCAAAACCGCAGGAGACTTTATCGAATGATTACGCTTATTACGCCTGATTACGCTTATGATTACGGTTTAACTACTCGTTTTTATTCACTTATTACGCTTATTACGGCAAAACTTATGCGTATACGCGCGAGAAATAACACGCGCCAATATATAAACAACACACACGCGCGCGCGCATATATAACTATTTTAAACCGTAATAATAGTAATCATTCAACAATATTAAAGACTTAAACCGTAATCACAACCGTAATCAAGCGTAATAAATAGCTACTAGGCGTAATCATTATGACTGCCTAAAAAAATAATCGGTTCATGGACGCCGCCGAGTTACACCTGATCACTAAACAGGTTTTTAGTGGCTGCTAGATCGAATCCATCGAGGAGATTTAGAAATGAAAAAACGTACCGTATCGCTCATTATCTCCATAATTTGTTTCAGCGTCGCCCTGGTCGCTATCGGATTTGCTCTCGCAGAGGTCACAAAATGAATAAACCAGAATCAGCCCCTATCAAAAATACCTCAACCCCCATCTGGAAACTGGTCATCGCCGATATGAAAGAGCGCGACCAGATAGGCCGCAAAAAATACGGAACACCGCTCCAGGCCCATAATGGCCGCGATCCCTTGGTTGATGCCTATCAGGAAGCCTTAGATCTGGCAGTTTATTTACGTCAAGCGCTCTGCGAGCGTGAGAGTTGACCGGGCACCGTGGTAACGCTTGAGATCAGCGGACCGGCGGACGCGAAGCGTATAGCCGGTCCGCTGGATAGATTGGTTATGGCCTTTTAAAGGAGAAATGCCAGTGGATCACAAAGAAAGAAGACTGAGAGCACTTAGTTTGAGGCGCGAAGGAAAAACATTGCAGCAGATTGGAGACGAACTCGGAAGATCGAAGGACTTTGCGCGGCAAATGATTCTCAAGGCTGAGAGAGAAGAAAGAGCAGAAAAAAACCTTGGAAAAGCTATTGAGATGGGGGCTACAGGTGTAATAGACACAACCTTTCTCTCCGTTAGAATTAGCAACTGTTTAAAAAATGCACGGATCAGCACATGGGAAGAATTGGAAAAGAAAAGTAGAAAAGAACTGATGAATATCCAGAATTTTGGGAAGAGGGGAGTGGAGGAGCTTGAAGCCATTCTTCTGGCCAGCGGAAAATGCAGGTTTAGGCCATAACCATCATTACCCCGCCACCCCGGCGGCATAACACGCACAGAAAGGAGCGCAACCCATGAAAAACAGTGAGATTATCAACAAAATGCGCGAGAAAATACGGCTGAAACATTACTCGCTCGCCACGGAAAAAAGTTATGTCGGATGGGTGCGCCGCTACATCTCCTTTCATGCCTCCCGGGTCGCCTCCAATAAAGCGCAAACCGGCGCCCCAGAGGTCGAAGCCTTTCTCACCTGGCTGGCTAAGCAGCGGCGTGTTTCGGCCGCTACGCAAAATCAGGCATTCAATGCCCTGCTATTTTTTTACACCCAGGTCCTCGGCCAGGAACTCGGCGCCATCGACGCGCTGCGCGCCAAAAAAAGCCGCCGCCTGCCTTCAGTTTGGACTCGACAGGAAGTCACCGCCATCCTCGATCAACTGGCCGATGGCCCCTGGTTGATGGCATCGCTGCTTTACGGTGCGGGTCTGCGGCTCTCCGAAGTTCTGCGGCTGCGCGTCAAGGACCTCGATTTTGACCGCCGAAAAATCATTGTCCGCTGTGGAAAGGGTGATAAGGATCGTGTCACTTGTTTGCCCGGCTCCATCGTCATAGCCCTGCAGCAGCATCTCGCTGATTTGCGCCAGATCCACGACAGCGACCAGGCCGCCAGCATCGGTTGCAGTATGCCGCCAGCGCTGGTCCGCAAATATCCCCAGGCACCGTTGCAATGGGGTTGGCAGTACGTTTTTCCGGCCTCCGCTCCAACCGCCTGGAACAGATCTGGCGAAGAAAGTAGCCTGTGCCGCCACCACCTGCACCCATCGGCCCTGCAAAAATCCGTAAAAGCCGCAGTGCGGCGCGCCGGAATATCACAGCCCGGCGGCTGCCACACATTCCGCCACAGCTTCTCAACCCACCTGCTCGAATCCGGAACTGATATCCGCACCCTGCAAGAACTGCTCGGCCATGCCGACGTGCGCACCACGCAGATTTATACACACGTCACCGGCAAGGCCAGCGGAGTCATCAGCCCGCTTGACCTGGTCGCCTAGGAGCTACGCTATGATCAACTTTAATTTTCCCGCCGCCAAATTTGTTGTGCTAAACGACTCAGAGATCCAGCTAGATCATGTGCTGAGCGAAGCTGTCGAGGTCTCCAACGCAAAAGACCAGCGCGAAGAAGAACTCGAAATGGTAGATCTGATGCACAGTTCAGAGACCTACTGGCGACGGAAAATTTTAGAAAAAGGTCCGGCCTATGTCGATCAGCTGATCGCCGAAACCATCGCAAAAAACGCCGCGCGTGGCTATTACACCTCACCCCTCACGCTTCACACCTCACGGGGTTAAAGCCATGCCTGAATTTAAAAAACTTCTCAGTAAAGCCAGTGACAGCGACAAAGCCGAACTGAACATCCTGCGAGCGGCCAAAGAGCAGACTCTCAAAGCTTATCAAGTGTCCCCGACGGCCACAAATAAACGCGATCTTGACGCTGCCCGTGAAGGATTGTCCGAGTGTATAGCCAGACTGTTGCCGGTTTATCTGCCTAAAAAAGTTGTCACCACCGAGCGCAGTTTTGATAAACAGGCCGAGGCGCGCGAATATTTGCTCGAACTTGGCTACAAGGTCAGCGGCGGGAAATTCAGCCAGGACAGCCATCTATTCACCGGCGTCGGCAAGCGCATCCTGCTGAGCGATCTGATGCGCTACGCCAAGGAGCATCTGGAGCAACCTGCACGGGTATCCTATGACGATGACCGCGCCGAGCGGATCAGCGCGCTCGAAGAAAGAAAACTCGTGCTTGAGGTCGAAAAGCGCGAGCGCGAAGGGCGCAAAGAAAGCCATAACTGGATTGAGCGCACCGTCGTTTACGAGCGCGAAGCGGCGTTAGCGGTACGGATTATGGAGGAAGCGCTGCATCAGCTCAAAAAAGCCACGCCGGTGCTGATCAATGCCTGTAATGGTGACCCGACGCGGGAAATGCAGATCCGCGCCATCACCCAACAGGCGCTCCACACCACCTTTTCGGTGGTCTATGCGGCCGGTGATTTCAGTATTGAATTTGATGAGGATGAGGACGAATAATGGTCAACCTGGCCCTCGATATCAGGCAAACCACCGCCATCCCGGATTTTTTGCCCGCGCATTTGCGCGCCGCCTGTTCCGGCCAGGTGGTTGAGTTCAGCTTTCATCGCTCGCTCAAAAAAGCGATGGAAGTGCCGGAAGATATCAGCATCAGCGACTACGCCGAAAAATACCGCCGCGTCACGCCGATCGATGCCCACCCCGGCCCCTGGCGCAATGAGCTGATCCCCCACGCAAAAAAGATCATGGACCTGATCGGCCTGCCCAGCGTGCGCACCGTCTGCCTGTGTATGACCGAGCGCGGCGGCAAGACCAACATTTTGTTAAATACCGCCATGTATAAAATCGACCGCGGTTTTGAGTCGGGCAATGTCTTCTGGCTGATGCCCTCCGAGGAAAAAGCTAAAGAAGAAGTTGGTGATCGCATCATCCCGGTGCTGAAAGCCAGCCCGCGCAGCGCCAGGCTGCTGAGCAGTTATGCAGATGACACCACCCGCAAAAAAATCAAGTTCAAAAACGGCACCGGCTTAAAGCCCGCCTGGGCCGGAAGCCCCGGATCTGTCGCCGGCTGGTTCGGCAAGCTCAATATCGCCGATGAAATCGACAAAATGGACACCAAAGGAGTCGGCAAAGAGACCGACATTCTCACCCTGTTCGAAAAGCGCGGGCGCGATGATGACAGCAGTATGCTGATCTACGCCAGCACCCCGGCGCAGGGCTTTATCTACAAAAAAACCATGGCCTGCCAGCAGGTCTGGAGCCGCACCGCCAAATGTCCACATTGTGATGAACAGATCCGCATGAGCCCTGATGGTTTTGTCATTCCGGCCGACGCACGGGAAGAGGACATCAAAAACGGCACTGTTAAGCTCGCCTACTCCTGCAACGCCTGCGGTGCTGACTGGGATGAGCAGGACCGCAAAAGCAGTTACGTCAATGGCCGCGATGTCGCTATCAAGGGCGGCGAGATCAGCGCCCCGGTCAGTATCGGCTACCACCTGCCGGCATGGTATCTGCCCCAGATCAAAATGAGCGAGATTTGCGCCGCCAAGGCCAAGGCCGAAATCGGCGACACCGCCGCAAAGATCGCCTGGGCCAACGGCTACGCCGTCGAAAACTACGACCCACCCAAAGCGGCTGCCGACCACAAGGTACTTTTATCCCTGTGTGATGATCGCCCGCGCGATCTGGTCCCGACCGGCAGCGCCTGCCTCGCCCTGCAGGTCGATACCCAGCAGAGCGGATTTTATTATGAGCTGGCCGCCATCGCCTACGGAGACGCCGGAACCTCGCACCTGGTCAGTAAGGGTTTTTTGCTCAACTTCGCCGACCTCCTCACCCTGAGCGCGCGCACCTGGACCGATGCCGAGCAACGGGAGTACCGCATCCAGTCGGCACTCATCGATTCCGGCGGTACGCGCAAAGCCGGGATGCCGCCCAAACATTCGCGAACTAAAGAAGTTTATGAATTTTGCAAGGCCAACCCGATGTTTATTCCGGTCAAGGGGACCGGTCGCAAAGATACCCCGGTCAAATACACCACCCTCGACCGCTGGCCCGGCACCAGCAAGCCGATCCCCGGCGGGCTGATCCTGGTGACCTTGGATGTCCATTATTTTAAAGATGAACTCGCCCGGCGCATCGCCATCAACCCTGAAGACCCCGGCGCGTTTGTGCTCTATAGCGGATACACCCAGGGGCAGCTGGAGCAGCAACAAAAGGGCAGCTTGCTGCTCGCCAACGATCTCGAAGATTATGCCAAGCATTTATGCGCCGAATACCGTAACGAGCTCGGGATCTGGGAGCACGACAAAAGCGCCGGTCGGAATGACTATGCCGACTGCGCCACCTATCGCATGTACCACATCGAGCTGCTCAAGCAGCAGGGCAGACTAAATATGCCCCGCGAAATTCAACCGGAACAAAAAACAAAACCTGAAAATAATCCAGCACAACAACCCCAAAACCGCAAATCGAGGAGATGGTAGCCATGACCCGCAGCGATGATATTTTAAATGGGATGAAAGCAATTTGTGGCTACCTGGGCCGTAGTGAGGTGACCGTGATCAATTACCACCGGGAATTCGGGCTTCCGATCAAAAAAGCCAGGGGGTCATGGATGGGATCTAAGAAGGCCATCGACCGGTGGAACCATGACATGGTATCGGCAGAGTGATGAGTTTTTTTAATTTAGATTTCTTCGCTTTTCTTGTTGACACCATAGTATTACTATAGTATTATCTTAACAACAAGAGGGCAACAAAACCCCCACTTAACACGCCACCCGACAGGGAAGGCGAAAGGAGACCCACCATGACCACTCAAACCACACTGACCCGCAGCAGCTATGGCGAACTCATCACCAGCCACACCACCGAACCCGAGCATCGCGCCCTTCTCGCCACCGCCTGGAATCTGGTCAAACTGGCCGGGAAGAAACTCCCGGCCAGCCATGACACCCTCAGCCGTGACCGCAAGGGCCGCTGGGATGGCTCCGCCCTGCATCACGAGCTTTATGACATTAACCCCGCCGCGACAAAAGCGCTGCTCTGCTGCCGCGAGGTTGAAGGCAGCAAGTACGGCGTCAAAACTCTTTCAAAAACCTACTACCTCATCGCCAAATGCGGAAAAGGCGTCAAAGTCGCCGAAGCACAGAAGGCTGTTGCTGCCAAGGCAGCCAAGTCCTCCGGCCAGGTCATCGGCTACGCCATCGAAGTTATCGAAGGCAAAAGCCGCCTCAAGGTCAAGGGCCAGGAACACCGCCACGGCTACAAAGCCCTGACCCTCGACGAGTCCGGCAATCCCGTCTCCGTCTGGGATGGGTCGCCCTGGCCGCTGGGCAAAACCCGCACCGAGAAAGCTACAGACGATCACACCGGCGGATTTTATTACTACCGCAGCCTCGATGAGGTTCTGTCCGCTGCGCATCAGAATAATATTTTCGGCGACGCCAGCGAGCACCAGAGCCTGGTCATCGCCCGTGTTGAAGTGTCGGGCAACGAGATTGGACCATGCTCCACCGGCAAGCGTTGTGTCACCCGGATTAAACCGCTCGAGATCATCGCCAGCGTTACCATATAATAACAACTATCGGGGCCGGGAAACCGGCCCCAACCAAGGAGACCCCTATGTCCAGCCGAAAATCCATCTATTTGACCGACGCCACCGAAGTTATTATCGGCGAGGTCGAAAGCCTCTCCGGCCGCATCAACAACATCGTCAGACGCTACGGTGCAATCACCGCCGCCGAGTGCCCGGAAATGGCAGAATCTGAGTGGTCGCTGATCTGCGATCTGCTCAACGCCACGGTCATCGACACTGATCACCGTGACACCGATCCGGCCCGGTTTTTGTGGGCCGACATCGCTGAGGCCGGTCGCCTCGACGGGCTGGCCGAAAAATGGAGCGTTGACACCGACGCTCTTAGCCAGCGGGTTCGTACCATGCGCCTACCCGAGCAGATCGCCATCCTTGAGGTCGTCGCCAAATTCTGGAGATCGCCAAAACTCACCGAGCTGTCCGCCGCCGACCTGCTGCGCGAATCAGGTGCTAAAATCAGAAGCTAACCATCATTACCCAGCCACACCGGCGGCATAACACGCATCGCTTAACGAAAAACCCACAACATGTAGCGCCATCATTTAAGATTGATCGCTACATGTTGTGGGTTTCCCAACCCCTGTCAACCCCTAAAAACCCTTAAATATCCTTAAATACCCATAAAAACCCTTAAATATCCTTAAATTCCCATACCCCCCAAAAAGCGCCCCTATAATATCGCCATACTATCCCAAGGAGCGCGCATGGCAACCCCCTTCACCAGCTGGTCGGCTCTCTACGCCGCCCTCCTCGACAGATACACAGATGCACTGCTGACCGGCGGCTTTGAGACAGTCAAGGCCAGCATTGACACCGGCAGCGGTAGCCGGTCGGTGGAGTATCGCTCGCTGGCCGACCTTGAAGCTGCGCTCGAGCGGATCAGGCAAAAAGTAGACGCTGAGTCTGGCGCAGCTTGTCTGCGGGTCTATGCCAAAAACGGCGGGCGCGGCTGATGGCGCGCGTTGGACGCTCATATCCGGTGCCGCAGCATCTGCGCCATAACCTGCCGGCTGTCCAGGGTCGCCAGTACGCCGCCGCCAAGTCATACGGCAGCGCCGCCGACTGGTCGCCGGTCAATAAATCGATTAATGATCTCATCCGCTCATCGGCAGTGCCGGTGCGCGCCAAAGTTCGCCAGCTGGTCCGCGACTTCCCCTATTTCACCCGCGCCCAAAACAACCTGGTTGATTTTATCGTCGGCACCGGCATGACCTTTCAGAGCCGGGTGCGCAATCCGGACTACGATCCTGCTAAAAAAAGCCAAAACAAGTTTGATAAAAAATCCCAGCAAAAAATTGAGGATGCGGTGTCCTGGGCCTATGACGAGCTCGATATCACCGGGCGCCAGCACGGCAGAGAGCTGGAACGCCTCAGCAAACGCCAAGATGTCGAGTGTGGCGAGTTTCTGTTTATCAAAAAATGGGACCGCACCCCTGGGCGCTATCTCCCCTATGCGCTGCAGGCGGTTGAGGCTGACTGGCTGACCGATTTCGGCGCCAAGGTCGCGGCCGGCAACAAGCTTGATCAGGGGATCGAATACAACTTGGTCACTGGCAAAACCGTCGCCTATCATTTTACCGATCCCGATGGCTGGGGCCGCACCCTGCGCGTGCTGGCCGCCGACGTTATCCACGGCTTCGACACCAAGCGCCCCGGTCAACTGCGCGGCATCTCGGATCTGGTCAGCGGCGTCCTGGTCGCGCACGATCTGAGCGATTACATGGATTCGACCTTTGACACCGCCAAAATGGCGAGCAAATATCTGGCCCTGGTCACCACCGCCGATCCCGCCGGTCGCCAACTCGGCGCTGGCATGCAGACCGATGCCGAGACCGGAAAAAAACTCGACCACCTCGAAAACGCCATCGTCGAATATCTGCGCCCTGGCGAAACCATGCAGTTTGCCAACGCCAGCACCGTCAGCGATGCCTTCGATCCGGTTACGAAATTAATCCTGCGCATGTTTTGCGTGTCGTCGGGTGTGCCCTACTCGCTGATTTCCGGTGATTATTCCGGCCTCAACTATACCGTGCTGCGCGGCGAGCGTAACGATTTTGCTAAAATCCTGCGCGCGCCCATCGCCCGCCATATCCGCCAACTGCCGATGGTCATCACCCGCGATGTTATCGACCTGGCTGTTTTGCACGGCAAACTCGATCTGCCGGGGTATTACAATAACCCGCACCACTACCGCCGCGCCGTCTGGATCCCCGACGGCATGGAGCCGATCGATCCGCTCAAAGAATCCAAAGCCAACCGCGACGATATCGCCTCCGGCCTGCGCTCTCCGCAAGAGATCGTCGCCAAGCGCGGCCGCGATATCGAAGATGTGCTCAACGAGATCGAAGATTTCAAGCAGATGTGCGCCGATCGCGGTCTGACCTTTGAGCAGGGCAGTACCGCGCTGGCCAACAACCCGGCGGCGCTGGATGCCGCTGACGACAGATCGATAAACGCTGCGCTGATCGAAATCCTGGATCAGGTGCAGGGATTAAAAGAGGAGTAGATATGCCACCTAAAAAAACGGACGCCGAGCAACACAATTTAACCACGCGCAGCCTGAGTTTGCGGCTGCTCGATACCGGCACCCCGGCGACGCTCGACGAAAAAACCCGCTCGGTCGGGGTGATCGCCGCCACCGAAACCCCGGTTGATGTTTATGACTATGACCGCCGGGAGGTTATCCCCGAGGTGCTGTTGATGTCCGGCTGCATCATGCCAGCCAGCCGCCAGGTGCCGCTGCTCGACAGCCATAGCCGGTACGACACCAGCACGGTGATCGGTTCTTGCCGCGAACTGCAGGTCGAGAAGGGGCAGCTGGTCGGCCGCGCGCACTACAGCGAGGTTGAAGCAGTCGGCGATATCTGGCAAAAAACCTGCGAAGGGCACCTGACCGATTACAGCATCGGCTATCGCGTCCTCGCGGCAACATATATCCCCGACGGGGAAAAAGCCGTGATCGACGGTCGCAGCTTCGAAGGCCCGGTCAAGGTCGCGACCAGCTGGAAGATCCGCGAATTATCCGCCTGTCCCATCGGGGCTGACGAAATTGCTAAAGCACGGGCGGCCACGGGGTTGCCACAACCACATATCCATTCAAAAAAGGAGAACGCAATGGATCAGAAAATCAGAGCATTTCTGGAAAGCCGTGGCCTGTCCAAAACAGCCACCGAAGAGGAGGCCTTGCGCTTCCTTGAAACCCTTGACGTCCGCAGCGAAGAAGCTGGCGACACCATGACCGTCGATGAAGCTCGCAAGATGGCGACCGATGCGACCCGCGCCGAGGTTGACCGCCGCGAAAACATCCGCAGCATGTGCGACCATTACGGCTATGCCGATCTGGCCAGTGAACTGATCACCGGCGGAAAATCCGAGGATGAAGCCCGTGCCGCCGTCATGAAAAAGCACATGGGCGAAGAGACCAGCGGGCAAAACGTCGGGCATCGCGGCGAAATCGTCATCGGTGCCGATGCCACCGACAAATTCCGCGCCGCCGGTCAAGACGCGATCCTGTTACGCGCCGGTCTGATCACCGACCACAGCAAGGCCGCACCCGGTGCCCTCGATCTGCGCGGCTACTCGCTGGTGGAGATGGCCCGCGAGTCATTGCGCATGGCCGGTCGGCAACACACCGGCGCTGCCATGCAGATGGTCGGCCGTGCGCTGACCACCTCTGATTTCCCAATCCTGCTCGGCAACGTCGCCAACCTCAGCCTGATGGCCGGCTGGGATGCCGCCGAGGAGACCTTTGAGCAGTGGGCCGACGCCTCCGGCAGTGTATCAGATTTCAAAATCCACACCCTGGCCCGCGCCGGTGAAACCGATGATCTCGACGAGATCGACGATGACAACGAGTACAAATACGGCAGTCTCGGTGAGCAGTCGGAGCAATTCAAACTTGCCACCTACGGCAAACTGAACCGCATCGGCCGCCAGGCGATCATCAACGATGAGCTCGGCGCGATTACCACCGCGTTCCAGCGCCGCGGTGAGTCCGCCGCGCGCAAGGTCGGCGACATCGCTTACGCCGTGCTCACCGCCAACGCCGCCATGGGCGATGGCGTTGCCCTGTTCCATTCCACCCACGGCAATCTTGGCACCACCGGCGCGATCAGCGAAACCACCATGGCGCAAATGGAGGAGCTGCTCGGCTTGCAAAAGGATATCAGCGGCAAGCGCCGTCTGAATCTCCCGGTGCGCACCATCCTGGCGCCGCTGTCGGTCAAAGGTGCTGCTGAGGTTTTCTTCAACAGCAACCAGTTTGCCGGGGCCGATACCGCCACCACCCGCACCAACCCCTTCGCCGGCACCAAATACGGCCGGGTTTATGATGCGCGTCTCGATGATGACAGCGTAACCGCCTGGTATGCCCTGGGGCCAAAGGGTAAGACCATCAAAATCTTCTACCTCAACGGCAACCGCACGCCCTACCTGGAGACCAAGCAGGGCTGGAGTATCGACGGGGTTGAATTTAAAACCCGCATCGACGCCGCGGCTAAAGCAGTCGACTGGCGCGGCATGGCCAAAAACTCCGGTGCCTGATCGGCCGATTAATAACAACCTGCCAGCCGGAGCATAAACCCGGCTGGCAGCCTTAACCCTTTAAAAACAGGAGATTAACCATGAAAAACTATATCCAAAAAGGTGAGCGCATCACCTACACCAACGCCACCGGCAGCGCCATCGCCAGTGGTGCCCTGGTCAAAGTCGGCGTGCGGGTCGGCGTCGCCTGCGCAGATATCGCCATCGGGGCCACCGGTCCAGTAGCGGTCAAGGGCGTGTTTGAAGTCACCAAGGAAGCAGCCCTGGTTGTCGCCCAGGGCGACCTGCTCTACTGCAACAGCGCCGCCACCGAGCTCGACAAAACCGCGACCGCGCAAACCCTGGCCGGCTATGCCACCGAGGCGGAGCTCGCCGGGTCGTCAACCGTAAGGGTCAATCTCAACGCATAAAAATAGCCCCATAGCGGGGCGGTTAACTCTCTGACTGCCCCGCATTTTTTTAGCCTTTATTTGTAGTGGATGATCATGATCGACGTGCCGACCACCGCCATTTTTAGCGCCTTCGGGCAGCCTGTCACCTTTAAACTGGATGGCAGCAGCGTCGCCACGCTCAACTGTTTGTTTAATCCATCCAGTGAGGTGGTCTCTCCCTACGAGGCCGAGACCCTGATAAGTCGACCCGAGGTCTGGTGTAAAACGCCAGAGGTCTCAGGTCTTGATCGACGCCACACGCTGACGCTCGACGGTATCGACTACCGCCAGTTTGGCGAACCGAAAAACACCGGCGCCTTAACCCGTTTTGTATTGGTTAAATAGATGAGCCGCTACGATGACATCATCGCCGCGCTGCAGCTGAGGTTCAGCCAGATCCGGGTTACCCCGTACATTGAGGTCGGTTATTCGCTGGGTGATTATGTCGATAATATTTTTCAGACCGATGCCGGCGCCAACAGTTTTTTAAATCTGGAGTATCAGACGGCTCCCCCTGAAAAGCCCTGCACCATCGTCTATACGGGCGACGTCACCGACACCCTGGATGGCGATACCCCGCCCTCGCTCGGCGAAGAGAATCATTTTTTTGAAATCAAGGTTGAGGGGTTTATCAATGACAGCGCTGCGGGTAGCGAAGGGCAGAAGCTGCGTCAGGACTTTATCCACGCTATCAATCAGGATCGCACCTTTGGCGGTCTGGTCGAAGGGGTCGAAGGCGCTATCAAATCCTCAACCACGGTTGAGCCAGCCGGCGAGGGTGGTTTTTTAAGTTTTGTTGAAATCCATTTTACCCTTTTCTATGCGACGATCTGGGGAGCTTATTGATGTCAGACCCATGTACACAAGGCCCGGCTTTTGTCCGCATCGAACACAAAATTGACAGTATCGGCAACGTGGTCGCGCAGATTGCCGTGCAAAGAAACGACATTGAGCATCTCGATAAATCGATTGCCGATCTCAGGAACTGGATGATCAAACACGAAACCAGAATTCAGGAACTCGAAAAAGCCCCAGGCTCCGCAGCTAGCCGCGCCTGGGTCGTACTGTACACCAGCGGTGTCGGGTCAATCTTTGGTCTGCTGGTCTGGCTGGTCAAAAACGGTGCAGCGCATGGCTGAGTTTGGGAAAAGCTCACGGACGAAATTGCAGACCTGCCAGCCGCTGTTGCAGCGGGTGTTTCTGGAGGTGGTGAAAACCTTCGATTGCAGTGTGATTTGTGGCCAGCGCGATAGGGCCGCTCAGCAGCTGGCGTTTGAGACCGGCAAGAGCAAGGCGCGCTTCGGGGAGAGCCCGCATAATTTTTCACCCGCTTTAGCAATTGATGTCATCCCCTATCCGGTCGACTGGCAGGACACCGAGCGCATGATCTACTTCGCCGGGTTCGTCATGGCGACCGCGCAGGCGATGGGGATTGAACTAAAATGGGGCGGCGACTGGAACCGCGACACCCATCTCTCGGACAACCGTTTTGATGATTTTCCGCATTTCGAACTGGCCGACTGGCGAAAGGCACGCTGATGGATCTGACCGGACTAGGCTCGGCGTTTGATTTTGGGGCCAAGGTGCTCGATAAGCTTTTTCCCGACCCGACCGAAAAGGCCGCCGCCCAAGCCAAATTAATCAGCCTGCAGCAGGCCGGTGAACTTAAGGAGCTCGAAATAAGGATGTCGGCGATCATCGCCGAGGCCAAAAGCGCTGACCCTTATACCAGTCGCGCGCGCCCCTCATTTATGTATGTGATCTATATCATGATTTTATTCAGCATCCCGATGGGGGGTCTGGCGTATCTCAAACCCGAGGCCGCCACGGCGGTTGCCGCCGGTATGCAAGCCTGGCTGGCGGCGATCCCGGACGGGCTCTGGGCAACTTTCGGAATCGGCTACACCGGGTACAGCATCGCGCGCTCGGTCGACAAAAAAAATCTAGCCGCACGCTAATGGAGGCCATATCCCTATGAGCAAATTTATCAACGTTAAAGCCAGGATCAACGGCGGACATCACCCGCTCTACGGGCAGATCATCGCCGGTAAAACCTACACCATCGACCCTAATCATTTTGGCGAGCAGCTGTTCGAGCGTCCCAGCAAAGGCTGGCTGGCGCCCTGGGAGCAAAAATCCGCCGCTACTCACAAAAAGGAGATCTAAGCCATGAGCGCAGTTGCCGGGACAGAGTTAAAATTTGGGCTTAAAAAAGCCGCCACCTGGGGCACGCCTGTTGCCTGCGGGGCCAGTGATGGCCTGCTGCTGTTGCCGACCGGCATCAAGCGCGATGCCGGGGTTGATGTCGATGACTCCCTCGGCCAGTTCTGGGCCAAAGACGGTACGCCCGGCGCGATTAAGGTCGAGGGCGATCTCCCCAGTTACCTGCGCTATGACGGCATGGATCTGCTGATCGCGCTGTTTATGGGGATCACCGGCGCGCCGGTGCAGCAGGCCGCCACCGCCGCTTACGCTTACAGCTATGATCTGGCCGACAACACCGACGGCCTGTTTGCGACCTTTGCCAAACATTTGAAAACCTATGTCGCCGAGGTGCCGAGCCTCAAGATTTCCGGCCTGACGATTAAAGGTGAGCAGGGCAAGCCGCTGCAGCTTATTGCCACCGGTATCGGCGATAACATGGCGGAGGACGGCACCAACAACGCCACCAGTTTCTTAAACGTGACCATTGCCGAGGTCGCTAACCGCATCCAGTTTGCCCAGGGCGTGTTCCGCATGAACGATCAGAGCGGTATTGCGTTGGCGGTCGGCGACAAGATCGGCCCCAGCAGCTTTGAGCTCAGCGCCAAGCGCAAGCTAACCGGCACCTACGGCAGCTTTGTTACCGGCGGCGCCAACAGCCAGGACCTGATCGACGAGCCGGTCAACGACGGCATGCCCGAAGTGACCCTCAAGCTGCAATTTCCAAAGCACACCGGCAAGACCCGTCTCACTGACCTGGGCGCCGATACCCGTAAAAAAATGGATATCACCTTTACCGGCGCGCTGATCGCCTCGACCTATTACCGCCAGTTCAAGCTCGAGTTTCCGCATCTGCAGCTTAAAACGGTCGATGTGGTCGATGAAACCGGAATAATCAAGGAACCGGTTGAGTTTCTGGTCCATGCCGCCTCGGTCGCGCCTGCCGGTATGACCGGGATCACCAAGCCTTTCCGCATCAGCGGCATCAACCAGCGCGCCACCAACCCGCTGGCTTAGGCCCGGTGAGGAGTGAGGCGTAAGGAGTGAGCCGCAAGGCCTTGTCTTTACACCTCACTTCTCACCCCTCACACCTCACGAGGTTTAAAAGTATGGATATCTCGCGCATCAGCAAAAAACAAATCCAGGTCTGGCTGCCGTTGATGGACGGAGTTGAGGTTTTGTGTCGGCATCTGGCCCAGGACGAATATGATGCCATTTTAAAACAATCGGTCAAGACCACGTTCAACCCCAAAACTCACTTAAAACAGGAAGAGCGCGACGAGCAGCGGTTTAACTCACTCCTGGCGCGCGCGGTGGTGCTGGATTGGCAAGGGCTGGACGACGCCGGTCAACCTTTCCCCTGCAGCCCGGAAAACATCGATTACCTGATGGAAAAATTGACGGAGTTCCGGCTGCTGGTTATCGGTACGCCGCTCAGTTTCGAGCGGATGCTCGCCGCCGAGCGCGCGGTAACGGAAAAAAACTTATCGACCATCTCCGCGCCGTCGCCGATTACCCCGGCGTAAATTGCGACGACTGTGCAACCGCGCAGGAGATGGACGGACTCACCCCGAATTGTCAAACCGAGAGCGGCTGCCTGATCCCGTCCCTCCGCCCCGCGGGGCAGAGGGTGCTTGAAATCCGTAGCCGGATCGTGCAGCTGCAGCGCCTGATCGACCCCGGCACCATCTGCCGGTTATTTGATGCTGACCTGGATGACCTGCGCCTGTTGGCGCTGGTTGAAACCGAGTTAAAACCAGAAAGGGATGCTGATGGCCAAGGACATTAAATTGCTGATCGGCGCCAGCGCCGCCAAAGCTGAAGCGGCGATTCGCGAGCTGCAACGCACCGGCCACGATGTCACTGATCGGCTCGAGCGCGACTTCAAGCAGCTCGGGATCGTCTCGTCGCAGGCGTTTGACAATAAGCGCAAAGCCGCCCAGTCGGCTTATGACAAAATCAAATCCAGCGGGTCAGCGACGGCGGATGAGCTCGGCCGGTCACAAAAAGCCCTGGCCAGCCGATTGATCGCGATAGATACCGAGCAGTTTAGTAAACGCGAAGGATTGTTGCAAAAATTTAAAGCCAACTGGCTCGGCGCGACCGCTGCCATGGGTGCCGCATATTTAGCGGTGACTCGCGCCTGGGCGTTGGTGGAATCGAGCGCGCAATCTCGGCAGGGCGGTCAGGCGTTTGCTAATCTGGCTGCCAGCCAGGGGGCATCTGCCGATCAGATCATTGCCGATCTGCGCCGCGTCAGCGCCGAAACAATTTCGGTGCAGGACCTGGTGACCAACGCCGGAACCTCGATGTTGCTTGGGATCGATGCGAAAGTGCTGCCCAAATTAATGGAGATAGCCCGCGCCTCGTCAAGAATTACCGGCGCCACCATCACTAAGAGCTTCGGTGATCTTTCGCTGGCCGTCGGTCGGCAATCAAAAATGATTCTTGATAACTTGGGGATCATCGTGCCGGTTGATAAAGCCAATGCGGCCTATGCCGCCACCCTCGGAAAAACCGCCGCCGCTTTAAATGATGTCGAAAAAAAACAGGCGTTCCTCAATGCCACACTCGCCGCCGGTCAGAAAATAATCGAGAGCGTCGGTGCCAATGCAAAGACTGAGGCTGAAAAATTTGCCGAGTTTAGTGCCAATGTCGACAATGCCAAGCAATCGTTGGGCGCTCTGCTTTCCGGGCCGATGTCCGGTTTGGCTCAAGAGCTCAGCGCCACCACCGGCTGGCTGGATGCCTACCAGTCGGGCCGGATCGGATTTATTGAGTGGATGTTCACCGGCGCCGATAGCGCCAGCGAAAAACTCAAAAAAATGCAGGCCACCAACTTAGACGCCACGGTAACCGCTGCAGGCAAGGCCCTAGCGGCGAAACAGCTCGCCGCCAAGCAATCCGAAGAGGCCACCAAAATCGCCGAAGAGACCGCCAAAAAACAGGAAGAGGCCACCAAACTGGCCGCAACCGCCATCGACAAATACAGCAAAAGCCTGGCCGAGCTCGGCCGTGAGCAGCTGAAACTTTCCGATTCAAAATTCAGCAGCGACCTCGAACGCCAGGAGCAGTTTTTAAAAAAAACCGGTACCGCCGCCGCCAACCTGGCCGCGCCGATCCGCAGCTATTTAAGCGTCCTCAGCCAGGTTTATGGCCAGCAGCTCAGCGCGCAGCGCGCGATTGCAGACACCCTTAAAGATATGGGCGCCGATCAGGCCGCGCAGCTGCAACAACAGCTTAATATTGCCAATGTTGAGAAACTTGCCGCCGAAGCGCGCCTCAAGGGCTGGCAGTCGTATTACGACAAGCTCAGGGCAATGCACACCACCACCCTTGCTGATATGCAAAAAAAGCAGGAAGAGCTGCTCGCCGTCAAGAAGTTCGGGGCCGATCTGCAGGCGGCCCTGACCGAGAAATTTAACCCCGCCGAGGCTCTTGGCCCCATGGAGCAGTATTTTACCGCGCTGGACCAGATTGACGCCGATCAAGTGCGGGCCATGGCTGCCACCGGCCAAAAGCGGGTTGAGCTGCTGCAGGCAGCCATGAACAAACTGAAGGCGTTGCCGACCGAGGTTAAAGCGGGCGACCAGGTGGTGATCAGCTCACTGGCAATTTATGATCAAGCGCTGTCACGTTTTAACGAGATGCAGGCCGCTTCAGAGTCGGCTAAACAGGCCGAGCTGGGCCAGGCGCAACAGGCGGCGGCCTTCCTGCAAACCGAGATGGACCGGGCTAATCAGGCGATGTCAGACCTGCAGTCCCAAATAAGCACCCTTGATGAGCAGATTTTTGCGCTCAACAAAACCGTCACCCTGGCACTCAACGACCAGGCCAGCAGCCCGATCGCCAGTATCAAAAACGCCCTCGATCAACTGCGGGATAAAACCATCACGATCACCGCCGATTATATCAGCAATGTTCCCGGCGCCGCCTCGTCCGCGCCCTCGACTATTGGCGGCGGGTCTGACCCCAGCGCCCCCTTCGGTAGTTACTCCCTCGGCTCTAATGCCGTCGGCACCAGCTACATCCCGCGTACCGGACTTTATCAGCTCCACCAGGGCGAGCAGGTAAAAAACCGCGGCGAAGTGGCCCGCGATCAACAATCAGCCTCTACCACCAGCATCAGCATCGGCGATGTCAATCTCAGCCTGCCTAATGTTACCAACCAGACAACTGCCCGGCAGTTAGCCAAAGAGCTGCTGCCAGAACTTTCAAACCTGATGCGCGGCCGTTACCGGAGCGCCAGTTAAGGAGCTTAAACCATGTGGACCATTGACACCCGCTGCCCCAGCTGCAGCAAAAAAGCGAGCTGCGCCGATCGTAAAGAGCTGATCTCGACCCTGTCGCCCTTAGCCACCCGCCTTAATACTGAGCCAGAGTTTGTTGATGGCCCCGGTGATGGCATTCTGGTGATCGCCTGCAAGGATTTTAGTATCGCATGAGCTACGTCGCAGCGGGTTATGTAGAGGCGGGATATTTCGGCCCGCCCGGTTCGCGGGCGATGTTCCAGTTGGGGGATAAAATCCTCAACTTTGAGCAGGCCCCGTTGCGTCCGCCGCTGGATTTAACCTTGCTGCAGGCCGAATTTACCAGTTCAGGCGGGCGCAGTTTTGCCCTGCCCCAGATCGGCGAGGAGCAGATATTGCTGCTCCGCTGGCCGCGCCTCTATGCCTACTATCGCGCCCAACTGCTCGACTGGTTTTTTAATGTCGCCCAGGGGCAGATGCACAGCTTCAGCTACCGCGCGGCGGATGATCAGCTCTACACCGTGCGCCTGGCCACCTCGCAACTCCCCGAAATCCGCGAGGTGGCTGACCAGCGTTATCAGGTCGAGATCGCGCTGTTGGTGATCTCATGACCCGCTTTGTCCTGGGCACCAGCAGCCTCATTTTTAATTGTGATCCGACCCGCGCCGGCGGCGAGAGCCCGAAACTATTCCAGGCCAGCGGTCGCGCCGGAGACGGTGCGCTGTATGTGTACAGCAAGAGCAGCCTGCAGCGCACCACGCACCGTTTACACCTGCCGCGGATCAACACCGAAACCCGCGCGGCGCTGCTGGTTTTTTTTAAAGATCAGGCCCAGGGCACGAAAAATACCTTTTATTGGTTCGACCATCAGGATATTGCCCGCCAGGTCAGATTTTCCGACCCGCGCCTTAAAATCGTCGCGGTCGGTGCTGAGCATTATGCCGTTGATATCTCCTTAACTGAGGACAGCGCATGAAAACTTTCCCCTCAGCCTTTGCGGCGGAGCTCGCCAAACAGACCGGCATCGCCCCGGTTTGGCTGATCAAGTTGACGGCCTCCGGCAGCGATTACTATATCAGCGATGATGCCTTTAGCATCCCGGTCTGGAACGGCGGCATCACTACCCTGCCCTGGATCTCCACCTGGGGTGAGGTGCGCGAAGCGCTCAGCGGAGCCCTGAATGAGATCCGCGTTACCGATCTGGATTTGACGCTGCTGGTTGATCCGGATGCCAGCCCCAGTATGGCAGATTTGGCGACCGATACCGCGCTCGAAACGTCGCCGGTCAGTTTATATCTATGGTTTCGCGGCCTGAACCCCGCCACTGATCCGCCGCAGGAGATGCGCCGCTTTTACGTCGACGCGGTGGAACTGCCCGACGAAACCGAAGTGCGGCTGGTGTTGCAGGACGAAACCATTAAATTGGATGGTTACGTTGGCAGTAAAGTCGACCTTGAGCTTTACCCTGAAGCCGACCCGGATGATGTCGGAAAGGTTATCCCCATCCCTTTCGGCACGGTCAACAAACTCCCCGCGTTGGCGGTTGATGCCGGGGTCATGACCAACCTCCCCAACAGCATTAATGCAATAATGACCGACTTTGCAGTATCGGATGCGGCGGGTCTAACGGTTGGGGATATTTTGCAGGTCGATGAGGAAAGGCTATTGATCGGGGCTATTGTCGGCGATCAGCTCACCTGTAGCCGTGGGCATGATTTGACGGTCGCGGTGGTTCACCAGCGCGGTGCCATCGCCTGGCAAATTAAAAATCAGTTTGTTTATATCGCCAGTGCGCTGCCGGTCGACTCGCTGAATAAAATCTATGGTCGGGTTGGCGACGCTGAGGTTGATATCACTGCCATTGCCACTTGCTACACGGGTCAACCCGGCGACGAGCTACCAGGCTATGCGGGTTATGCTGTGGTGGTGTTGCCTGGATATATCACAATTGGCCAAGCTGTTGATCTCCTGCTGTCTGACGGCCTCAGCATTCTCGACACCCTGTCGCTGGCTGACAGTATCGGGGTTAGCGACACCATCGGGGTGAGCGACCTAATGACGATTCTGAACACGCTCGAAATTAGCGACACCATCGGGGTGAGCGACCTAATGACGATTCTGAACACGCTCGGCATCAGCGACACCATCAGCGTTTACGACACCATCGCCATCAGTAACGGCATTGTTGTTGGTGATAACATCAGTTTAGCCAATGGCAACCACTCACACACCACCACCCTGTATAACACAAAGGAACAATACGGCAGCGCCATCCCCCAGACAAGCAATTCAGGTTCAAACGTATCTGTCACCCCGACTTTTTCTTATCCAGGAGGAACTGTCATTGATGGCACTTATGAGTATAGTTGGTCCTGGAAGCTGTCCGGGGGTTCCGGAACGGTAACTATCCGGGTTAACGGTGCGGTTCAGTCGGGAAGCTCATGGATTGGGAGCGTGTCGGGGTCAACAACCCCAGCGATTACAGGCACGGTCAGCGGAACGGGCAGTTTAATTATTACCGTGGCTGCTGCCCGACGTACAGTGTCGGTTTCAGGCTCGATCTCTGCGACCAATGTTACCAAGGCAGGCGCGGCGTATAGTACCGGCACCGTCGACCGCAGCGGCACTATCACCAGCACCGGCGACGTCACCCAGACCGGCACCGTCGACCGCAGCGGCACTATCACCAGCACCGGCGACGTCACCCAGACCGGCACCGTCGACCGCAGCGGCACTATCACCAGCACCGGCACCGTCGATAAAACCGGCACGGTAACACTCAGCGGCAGCGTCACCAAGACCGGTGCTGTTACCCTCTCTGGCAACAGCACCGCAAACACCCTGGTCGGCGACAGCGTCCTGGTTAATCTGACCCGCACCGTATCTATACATCAAGCCTTTGATGATCTGCTTTCCCCCCTCGGCTTCCCGCCACTGCAGATCACCGGTAGTCTGCCTGTCGGCTACGCCCTAAACGGTGCCATCACCGAATATCAGACCGCGCTTAACTGGCTCGATGCCTGGGCATTTCAGTTGCGCTGCTGGTTTAAAATCACGAATGGCCAGCCGCGCCTGATCCTGCGGCCTGACAGCCTGACCAGCAGTCAGACCATCACCATGCCTAAAGCCGCCGCCGGCAAAAAGATCTGGAGTCGCCGCAAGGTCGAGCGGAGCGAGATCCTTAACAAAATCCACTTGTTGTTTAATCGCGATTGGCGGCAGGCCCGCAGCGACAGCGCCTATCAGGGGATCAGTAAGGCCAGCGACCTGGACAGCATCAGCAAATATGGTGAGCGCGAACAACCCGAGCTGTTCCTGTTCGATTTTGTCACCGATCCAGCCCTGGCGGATAGCCTGCGGGATTTTTATCTCGCGCACTACGCCACCCGCCGCTGGATCCACGAGTTCGAGGTTTTTTTAGATCATTCTGCCCTTGAATTTGGCGACGCGGTCACCCTCGCCTGGGATGGCGATAAAATCGGGCAAATCAGCGAGGCGCGCCACAGCCCCGGCGATATCAATAAAATTGACACCATCGGCCTGGTGGTCGTGGTTTAACAGTAAAAAAAGGAGATCATCCATGCCCACGATTATTACCCGCGCCACTAAAGGCGCCGCCCTGACCCATGCCGAGATGGATCTTAATCTGACTAATCTCAATGACGGCCTTGAGTCGGTACTTAACGGCACCAGCAGCGCGGCCAACCAAATCGGCACCCCTGGAGCCGCCGGTTTTGGCGTCGGCATCGCCCCCGGCAGCGCCCTACCCCCCGGCATGCAACCGCTCTACGGGTATGTTGACCCGACCCATGACCATTACGGCAACTATCAGTATACCGATGGTTCGATCATGTGCTGGGTGCCCAAATTTTACTATCGGGCCGGGCATGTCGATAATCCGACCTACGCACCATTTTTGCTTAACTCCGTCGATGTAAAATCCGCGACAGATTTTGATACAACCGCGGATGCCAACGCCGCAGGCTACGCCCTGCACCGCGCCTTTATCGATGGCGGAGTGGAAAAGGATGGTTTTTTTGTTGATAAATACCAGGCCAGTAAAACCCCCCTTGGCAGCGGCTTTGTTGCCAGCTCAATCCAAAATGGCCTGCCACTTTCCGCCGCCGCTGACCACAATCCGTTTAGCGACCTGACCGCCTGCACGACTAACTATTACTACGAGGCGCTCAACGCCGCCCATGGCCGCGACGGGGTGGATGGTGCGGTTAATCCCGACTCGATTTTTTTCTGCAACTCCCGTCAGATCCACGGCGCGTTGGCGCTGTTATCTCTCGCCCATGGCCAGGCCGCGATCAATGCCACCAACTGTGCGTGGTTTGATGCCACCTATAATTTCCCGAAAGGGTGCAACAATAACGCACTGGGGGACTCAAACGATGCCACCATCGCCTACACCAGCGACGGCTACATTAACTGCGGAAAAACCGGCAGCGGCACACCCTTTGCCAAAACCACTCATAACGGTCAGGCCTGCGGCGTCGCGGATTTAAACGGCCTGATGTACGAAATCAATATCGGCATGACCTGCATCGCCACTACCAAAGCGATCACAGCAGCATCCAATGCTAACCCCTGCCAGATTACCGCCGTGGGCCATGGCCTGACGACGGGAGACTACGCGCAACTCGCCGCCGTTGTCGGCATGACAGAGATCAACTATAAAATATTTACGATTACGGTACTGGACGCAGACAATTTCACTTTGGATGGCGTCGACTCCAACGCATTCGCCGCCTATATTTCGGGAGGCACGGCCACCGTCGGCACCTTTTACCGCGCTGCCGACAACACCGAGATGCGGCAGTTTACTGCCGGCAATACTCTGGCAACTGATCATTGGGGTGCCGCCGGTGTTGCGGCGATGATGACGCCGATCACGCCAGAGTTCGCTACAGTTTATCCCAATAATGGATTTGCTCAGTTTTTCGGCAACGCCGCAGCGCAGGTCGTGGCAAACGGAATCAACGGCGCCCCCTGGGAGCTGGCTGGCTTGGGACTACCAGCGGATGACACCGGGGTATCAGTGGCTGGCACTAACCTATTCGGCACCGACTATTATTATCAATATATCCTCCACGAGCTGTCCCTGCTTTCGTCGTTCCATTGGGGCTTCACGACGCGCGCGGGGGTCTGGGCGCTCTATTTGTCCAGCCACCGGTCGTCCTCGAGCGCCAGCACCGGGTTCCGTGCCGCCTGTTACCCTGCGGTCTGAGCGATAGCGAGGACTTGACGTTATGGGAGTCAGTCGCGATGACGCGCTGCAGCTGCGCACCCGCATCGGTGAGTTTATCGCCGACAATCTGCATCTGGAATATTCGCACACCACCATCCAGCGGGTGAAACGCGGCGTCAATTTCGTCGGTTATCGCACCTGGCGCAACCGTCGCCTGATCCGCAAGCACAGTTTGTATAAATTCCGCAGCGCCGTCAAAAAAGGCGATCATCTCGCCGTAATATCGATTCTCGGACATGCAAAAAAAAACCGCCTCACTACCGCACCTTGTGCGTATTATTAAGGAGATCGACCATGGCCAAAATTTACAGCTACCGCAAAACGTCAGACGCATACACGACATACACCGCGCAGGGCGACGAGGTGACCGAACTCTGCACGCTGGATGATGGCACCACCTATATCAGCGGCCCGTATGAGTTGCCCGCGCAACCGGAACAGATCAGCGTTGCTGTGGCGGATGTAACCGACGAGATTAAAACAGCAATCAAGGCCGCCAGCCCACACGTTAAATTGATCAGCGTGCGGATGGAGGAGCGCATCCGCGCAAAATACAGCTTGTCGGAGGAACAGTATTTTGCGCGGATCGGCGTCGGCGCGGCGCTGGGAGTTTATGTTTTTCAACCCGGCGAACAGGAGGAGTTGCTGGCGTTCGGCGCGTTTGTCGAAGAGGTGCGGCAATGGGGGCGGGATCAACGTGCGGGGTTGGGTTTGTGAGTATGCCCTTGCTGGACAGAATCCCAGCAGACAAACAAGGGCATTTTAATCTCGGGGTGTATTTGACTCTGCTGTTATCGCTGATTTTTGCCCCGCTAATCGCCTGCGGCATTGCAGTTGCGATTGGCATTAGCAAGGAAATTATTTGGGATAAGTTGCTAAGCAGGGGAACTCCCGAGCTTCTCGACGCTGCGGCAACGATAGCGGGAGCGACGTTTGTCACCGTAATATTGTGTTGGCCAGGGGGTTAACTATTGCCTTGCCAACCCCTATGTATCCGCGCGATACCGGAGAGGGTTGGGGAATTGGCCGTTGACAAATAAGGACGATGCCAGCATAATCCCGGCACTCAACCCCCTGTTTATGCGGTCCGTAAAACCCGCCAAGATCAGGAAAATGTCTTTTTTGTTTTAAATATTAAAGACTTAGAGTTCTACTCATTGCCGCCCTAGCTCAGTTCGGTAGAGCGTATGATCTACATAGTAATGACTTTCAAAGCCGCAGCCCGCAAGGGCTTGCGGCTTTTCTTTTATGGTTTCCAGTGGCCTTTTGGGTTGGTTTTCCCGGGCGCCGGGAGTTTTACCTCGGCGGTGGTTCGGCCGTCCGGGTACCGGGGGAATTTGTAAACCATCACCATGGTTGTGGTGCCGATGGTGATGGTTTTTAAAATGGCTATCAGCAGTTCGCGTTGTTCGGATTTGGTGAGTTGGCCGATCTCTGCCCGGGTGAGTGTAATGTCATCCCAGTTAGGTGGTTCGGTGGTTTGGCTGGTGAGTTCAGCCAAGCGCTTTTTGCAAGCGTTGGTGCTGCTTTCTATCTGCTGCCGCTTTTCTTTGGCGTCGGCGAAACTGATGATGCCTTCGGTGATGGCGGTGATAAGGCGCTGTTTTTGTTTTTGCAGGGTTTCGATCTCGGCGCGGCTGGCAGTGATCTGCTGGGCGGTGGTGCTGCCGGTATTGCGATCGATCCAGTAGGTCTTGATCTGATCGAGGCGCTCGAGGGTGTTGGCGACGTTGGTGAGCACGAGCTGGTCGATGACGCTCTGGGGGATCATGCGCGCGGATCCGCAGCCGCCTTTTTTGTCGAGGTGTCGGCACCCGTAGTATTGCAGTTTGAGG